ACGAGTTGTATGCATAATTTGCGTAAATCTCTATTATGGTATCGTTTGTACAATGATAGAGAAATTTATAAACAACTTCTCATACTAATGTTAGTAAGCGGATCTGCTTGCGTAGTGCTAGGATCACAAGTAGCACGATTTGCTTGTATTGCAACCGTTTTGTATGGTGCACACTTGTATAATCGAACTATTAATGATATTGATCTTGAAATTTCACGTCGATCTGATCAATTGTCTTGTTTGTGTGAAGATTTGACTGCACACCTAGAGGCAAATGCTAAAAAGTACTTCGCTATTAGTGGTAGTATCTTTCTAGCTTATGGTATTTACAAATCTTTGAAACCCTTCTTTTTAGAGGGAAAATCTCAAGATAAATCTACTTTTCTGGATAATGCTACTGGATGGTTTGCAAACCATTTAGCAAAACCTAAGAAAGGTGAACATGTATTTACTTTGGAAGATCAACGTGACTATAAAGAAGGTTATTCTCGTTTACCGCCAAAAGATACAGCGGTATCGAGGACAACCACATCTGCAGATCTGCAGAAATCCATTGCACGATCACTCCGGGTCGTAGTAACAAAATCTAGAGGAGAAGTGTATGGTACTGTAAATGGTATCATGGTAGCATCAAATGTTATCATGGTTCCTGCTCACATTGTACCCTATACGTTTCCGTTTGATATCGAAACTACTACCACACCAGGGGTTCCTAGTGCAAAAACAAAAGATCAGAAACTGACGGAAGATTATTGTTATATTGATCGTGAGAACGATCAGGCTTTCATTCATCTACCGTCGAGTCCTGCTGGAACTGATTATTCCAAATTCTTCCCTGAAGAATATCCCACATTCTATAGTAGATCAACAGTTATGCTATGGAAATCTCCTGACAATGAGGTTAAAGTGAGCCGACAAGCTGCTCGCCCAATAACTACAGATGTACTTTATGCTGGTTATTTGGAACACCCTGGTTGGTTATGGGGGCAACAAAATAAATATACCGTTCTTACATTGAAACAAGGTACTGGATTAGCCTATGACACTGAATTTAAAGGTTTCGGCGGCTTATGTGGTGCTATGTTGATTGATGCAGATAAAGGTATGATTTATGGATACCATGTTGCTGGACAAATGGACTCACATCGAGGATGGTGTACTTGTGTTACACGACCTCAAATCACTCATGCACTTGAACAAATTCGAAAAACGAGCCCTAGTCTCGTTGTACATTCGGCAAATCATGTGCGTGTTGATACTTATGGCTTACCTTATTCCATTGTAAATGAAAAACCACATTATTTGCGAGAAGATGGAACTGGTGCCAAAACTACTGTAACGTATATGGGAACTGTTTTGAAAGATGGTCAACATATGGAAAGTCGAGCACGTACACCGTACATGCCAACACCTTTTAAAGGTATTGAAGAAAATCTCGGTGCGAGGAAACATCGACCTCCAAAACACCCTAATGATATTGAAAAGGGTATGAAAACGTTGAATAAATTAACAGATCCGGTCCAACACTATGAAGCTGATATTTTGAAGCTTGCAGTGGATGACTACATGGAACATACATTGACAGCTATTCGTGAAGATCCCGAAGCTGCAGATATGCTCCGCATATACACTCAAGAAGAAGCCCTAGATGGGATTGGTGAATTTGGTTTAAATGGAATGCCTAATGATACATCGGCAGGTTTTCCTATTCAAAAATCGAAAAAACATTGTTTAGTTAGAGATCCTATGGATGAAACTTTGGTTCAGATTCCACGCGAATTTAACGATGAGTTTGATATCCAAGGTGAAGTTGACTGGACTATGAATTGTTGGTCTGAAGGTCTCAGATCAGAACCAATTTACAAAGCTAGCAGTAAGGTTAATGAATTGTTACCCGAGCAAAAAGCTCGTGAGAAAGTTCGCAAATTCTATGGTAGCCCAATTGCTAATTTTGTAGCTTCTCGTAGGGTACTTGCCGGTATCCCGCGTATCATGAAGAAACACTGGAAGAAAACTGAATGTATGGTTGGAATTAACCCTCTCTCTAAAGAGTGGGCAGAATTCCACACATATTTAACAGAATACAGCAAAAAGAATATGATTGCTGGTGATTTTTCTGGTTTTGATACACGAATGGCAGCTCAGATAACTTCTGCCGCGGCAAAAATCATGGTTGCATGGTATAGAGAAGTCGGTTGCTCTGAAGATGAGATAAAACTTGTTGAAGGTGCACTTTCTGATATTATTCACCCAAATATCCTATTTGATGGAAATCTATTTCGCTTTGCGAATGGAAATCCTTCTGGGAATTTGATTACAGTACAATTGAACAGTATTTGCAACTCTATTATGATGCGTTATGTGTATTATGCACAGATGCGTAACATTAAAGAAAAGTTTGCAGACAATGTCCGTTTGGGTACTTATGGTGATGATAATGCCATGTCAGTTAAACCTCATTGCTCCTGGTACACTCACACTTCCTGTCAAAAGGAATTTGAGAAATTGGATATCGGCTATACAATGGCAGATAAAGGAGCAGCGTCAAGACCTTATATCGGTATTGAAGAGATCTCTTTCTTGAAGAGAGGTTTCACGCACCACAAAGAACTTGATATTGTGGTTGCCCCTATCGAAGAGGATTCAATCTTGAAACGATTTCATTGGGTAAAGAAACCTAGCGAAAGTCCCTTGTCTTTCTCTGAACAATTTGGTGCTTATACTGATGGTGCTTTGCGCGAAAAGTATTTGCATGGTCGAGAGGAATACGATGCTTTTATCGTGAAACTCAAGAATATTGTTGTAGAGAATCCTGATTTGCGAGGAGTGATTAGTTTTATTCCTTATGACGAAATGACACAAATTTTATCACCCGATTACGCTGCTACATATGTCAACAAACATACCAAATTGTTTGCTGAATCGTGTGGTGTTTCGGCTGATGACCTCCGCATGGAGGATTAGTCTTTTTACCTGATTTGTAGATGAGACCCCACGGGGAACAAAAGAAGGGTTTTGTATTGATTACGGGTTCAAGATTTTTGTCTGTTTCTTGAGCACGCTTGCATTACAGTTTTGTAGACAAAAAGGTGTATAGATCTGACCAATCTATATATCTCATAAAAATCATTGGTTCCAAATTTTGCTTATTTATATTATAGAATTTTCATGTTAACCCGCCACTGTATATCAATTATCCTCTTTTTGTTTGGAGTAATGAGTACTCTTGCTACTATGCTAGAGTATACTTGCTTCACAGAGGATCTCCTAGCCAAGCTCACTGCAATTCGTAGTGGAGCTGAAGATTTGATTGGAATGACGAAGGAACAGTATATGGCACGATTGCGATGGTTAAAAATCATTTTGCGATTTAGTGCAACAAACATATACAATAAGAGAAATTTTGACAGAGTAGCCACATCATTAGAAATGTTACGCCTTGATGATTCAAATGGATCTATTAGGGAGCAACCTTTCTGCATTCTATTAACTGGTGCACCGGGTTGCGGTAAATCCAATTTTGCTATCAAGCTAGCTTCTGCTTGCTTGCGTAGTCGATATGGATCAGTCCGCGAATCTGATATAGTAGTTTTGAATGAAACTGATGAGTATCAATCAGAGTATCGATCTTCTCATAAGGTTGTTATCTTTGATGATATGGGTGCTACTACTGTAGATAGAGAGACCAATAACCCTTGGAGAAAAGTTATTGATTTTGTCAATAATATTAGGAAAACGGCTCTCAACCCGAATGTTGAAATGAAAGGTATTGTTCACATTCGACCAAAATTGGTAATTCTCACGACAAATTTAAATGAACCATTTCAAACGACAGCTTATCAGACTTGCTATCCAGCGATTCTTAGGCGTCTTAACAGAATGATTCATTTGCATGACGGTTACATTATGGCGAACTTGATTAGTCGGACCCCAACAGATCGACCATTGTCTCGATCTTATGGTTGTGACTATGATTTTGCACATTGTGACCCGATGTCACGAGAAGATATCATTGATTTGTGTGTAACAGATTTTAATGTGCATCTTGATGCACAAGAAGAGTTTGTTCGCCAAACTAATAGTGTATTTGATACACAAAAGAAGTTCAATTTTCGAGAGTATCTATACAATCTAATACCAAAAACGATTCCTCTTTCAATTGATTTGGAAAAGAAATTACCTTGGTATACAAGATTGGGTAGAAAATTTTGCAGAATTGACAAAAACGCACTTGTTGCACAAATGGGTATAGAAACTCCTACTACCAAAGAGGAAATTCTATTAGATCTTGTAGATTGGGAATTGTTTGAGAGTCTCCAACTTGAACTTTCACAGTATCGGGATTCACCATTTATCGTTTACCACAATGCTTTGGTGGTTGAGAGAGGATTCCCAATTGTCTATTCTAGACAATTGAATTTCTATTCTCGTGCAAACGATTATCCTAGATCTTTCACTACATCTTATGATGAATTGAAATTGATTTTGGATGAACAAGTGTTGAAAACGACGTTAGAGGAGGTTTCAGAGGTCACTTCAGATGATGAGAATATACGCATTGTGTTTTCTCATGTATTTGCGAATGATAAATCTGCCATGCAGGTCAAAGACCTGGGTGGTTTTGTGAAAAATGCCAACAAAAAGCTCGCAGAGCTAAAGTTAGGCAAAGTTGTAAAACAAGACTCGATGGCACCTGTGCAATTTGCATTAGCCAAAATAGCCCTTGTACAAGAATTAGATGTATTAGGTGTTGAACACGATTTATTTGGTGTCACACCAGATGTTGTAATAAATATTGATGATGTACTTGTAATTATTGAAACTAAAAATACCACCTCATCCCCTGGAAAGAAACAAATTGAAAAATATATGGATCTTGCGAGAGAGCAGTCTATACCTTGTTTAGGTGTAGTGTTTACACAACGCTCTTTTAAAATTTATGCTCGTAATTTAGAGCATGTTAATATTGTAGAGAAAGTGAAACATTTGATTTCACTCACTTTGCGAGAATTGGCACGAGATCCTAGTTTCTACCATACCAGTCACTTTACTAAAAGCATAGGCCGTTGCGGTGCGGCCGGACCTTTATCCGATATCATTGATTCGGATTCTGGTTGAGCACAACCTTCCCTCTTTAAGAGGATTCATGAGACGAAAGTCTGGTGAATAAGAGATGTTTCTCTGTCGAGTTTTGCTCGCCAGAGGTTTTTTACTCTTGTTAACCAGCCTACTTATGAATTGGGTGTGTTCCGCTCACGTTATATCAGACCGGCTTTGCCGGTTTGGTTTTATTAACGTGGGCTAGCTTGCCTATCCCCA